CTATATGGTCTAGATAAAAGACCATATAAGGAAAGGATTAAATGGGTTAATGAGAATCTAAGCTTAGTCCAAGATATCTCTAATGATCCTTTAAGTAATCTTACATGGACCGAAGCGGACAAGCCATGGCAATTCCTGGCTTTTTGTTTCGACTTCTCCGAAGTCCTTTTGGGTCGTGATTCCTACATCCCCTGCGCCGTTGATGGCAGCCAGCATGGGTTCCAGATCTGGGCGTTACTGCTACGAGATCAAACCACAGCAGCCCGTGTGAACTGTGTGCCGGGGGATATACCGACAGACCTGTACACAGAGCTTGCCGACAAGACGAAAGATCTCCTGTCCGACTGCTACTACGGCAGATCCTTGGCAGCCTGTGGTATAGACAGATCCCTGATGAAGAAGCCAGCTATGGCAACAGCCTATGGCTGTAGCTTTACTGGTCTGGTTGAGATCTTCCTTCAGGAACTGTGGGATCGCCGTGCTGCCGGGGAGAAGTATCCCTGGGACAGCGATCACCAAGCGGCGCGAGTGCTGGGGACAGCCTTCGACAAGGCCCTGCGTGTCTTGACCCCCGCGATTGTTGAAGGACTCGACTGGCTCCGACAGGTTGCCCTGCTCTCAGCCCAACAAAATAAAAAACTTTTCTACACCACGCCAGCCACTACATCTTGTGGTCTCAGCTACAAGAAGCACAACATGAAGCAGATCAAGACCAAGCTGCACGGCAGCTATAAATCTGCGGTGTTGATCGAAGAGGCGGATTCGGTATGCTGGCGTAGGCAACAGCGAGCGATTGGAGCGAACTACACTCACTCTCTCGACGCTGCCCTGATGATGCGGACAGTTGCTTCTGCATCCCGCCAAGGTGTCACACACTTCAGCATGGTGCATGACAGCTATGGCACACACGCTGCTGATCTACCGAAGATTCAACAGCTAGTACGAAGTGAAGCTGTTGATATCTTCGGAAGTCGCAGCTTGCTAACCGACCTCCACGACGAGTTCTCTCGCCAACTAGGTTCGGTCCCAACCCCACCAGAGATCGGCTCATACGATGTGAACGATCTCGCGACAAGCAAATACTTCTTTCAATGAACGATTACTCCTTCAAAAAGCTGCCAGTTGTGAGCAGCCCCATCGGAGAAGCGGTCTGGCCGCGACTCCAAACCCCTGACACCAAGTTTGACAACGACGGTGTGTACCACACCCAACTCCGCATCCCTGCGGCACAGGCTGAAAACTTCATTGCTGAAGTTGACCAGTTCCTCGCTGGCTTCAAGGCACACAAGGAAGCCGAGGATGGTACGCAGTACCGCCCCGGTCCCTTGCCTTACAAGCATGAGATGGATGACAACGGCAGCCCTACGGGGAATGTGCTGTTCAAGTTCAAGCTCAAGGCGAAGGCTAAGAACCTGAAGACGGGTGACTCTTGGGATGTAAACATCCCGCTGTACGACAAGCAGGCCCAGCCCATGCAGACCGATGACACCATCGGAGCAGGGTCGAAGCTCAAGATCTCCTGTCGCTTCCGTCCCTATGCCAATGCAGCCGTAGGCTGTGGCGTTAGCTTGGGCATCGAAGCTGTGCAGGTCATCGACATGGTTACCTACGGTGGCCCCGCTACCGCAGAGACCTTTGGGTTCGCTCCGGAATCTGAGGAGATCCCAGACTTCTAAGGCATGAAAAGTCTCTACCTCATGGTAGAGACAGAGCCTGTCCCAGCCAGTAGGCCAAGGGTAAGCCGATGGGGTGGTGTAGGTTATGGCAAGCGTTACACGAAGTTTCGCAAAGCCGTAGCCGAAGCCATCCCAAAAGCCCTAGCCAAAGCAGGAATCAATCCTGAAGATCTTCCCTTGGATGGTGCGCTTGAAGTGGAGTTTGTTTTTAACTGCCACAAGCCAAAGAAACCAGCGCACAAATATCCAAGGGGAGATGTAGATAACTACATGAAGGCTATCCAAGACTCACTTGAGTCAGCGGGTGTCTACATCAACGACTCTCAGATTGTGAGAGTTACCGGAACCAAAAAGTATGCAGAGGAAGTTCCTTGCATAGCAGTCCACATCAAGAAAGTAAGTTTGTAAAGCACACATCCTGCGATGAATGTGGCAGTAGCGATGCCAATGCTGTTTACACAGACGGCCATACCTACTGCTTCTCCTGTAACTCAGTAACCAACGGAGACATGGATACTGTAAAAGTCGAGCCGCCAAAGGCGATGGGTGATCTCATCCCCGAGTGCAACATCAAGTTCACTCACCTCCCCGCAAGGGGTATCAGTGAGGAGACCTGTAAGCGTTACTCCTACGGAGTATGGCAAGACAAGCAAGTTGCTTGTTACTACGACGACGACTACGAGTTGATCGGCCAGAAACTAAGAGACGCTAATAAGAACTTTACTACTCGTGGTAGTAAGTGGTCTAAGTCTCCGCTGTTCGGTCAGCATCTGTTTAAAGGTGGCCGTCGAGTCACTGTCTGCGAAGGTGAGATTGACACTCTCACTATGGCCCAACTCACTGAGTTGAAGTGGCCTGTTGTTGGCGTACCAAACGGAGCGCAAGCAGCAGCCAAGGCTATCGCTAATAACCTTGAGTTCCTTGAGTCTTTTGACGAGGTCGTATTCATGTTCGACCAAGACGAAGCTGGGCGTAAAGCTGCTACGCAGTGTGCCGAGCTACTGACTCCTGGCAAAGCCAAGATCGCTAACCTTCCAGGTAAGGACGCGAATGAACTACACCTAGCCCACAAGAGTGACCAAGTGGTTCACGCTATGTGGAATGCCAAGACACACCGTCCAGACGAGATCGCTTTCAGCGACAAGATCTACGAGGCGGTGACTGTTAAGGCTGAGTCAGCCGACGCTGTCCCATACCCGTGGCCTGAATGGAACGAGATCACCCATGGCATTCGCCGTGGTGAGATGGTTATGTTCACCGCAGGTACTGGCATCGGTAAGTCCACGGTCCTCCGTGAGATTGCTTACCATGTAAGCCGTGAACATAAGGTAGCGTTCATCGCCCTTGAGGAATCCCTGAAAGAGAGTGCATTGCACTTCATGGGGATTCATGTCAAGAAACCCCTCCACCTTACAGGTGGTGAGATCGACAGGGAGATCTTCGATGAGGTCTTTGAAGAGGAACGGCTGGTCATGTATGACCACTTTGGTTCCATCGACACTGACCACTTGATGCAGAAGATCCAGTACCTAGCTCGGTCTGGCTACAAGTACATTTTCCTGGATCACATTACCCTGATGCTATCAGGTAATGCTGATGTCGGAGATGAGCGTCGGAGGATTGACGCAGTGATGACCAAGCTACGCCAAGCTGTAGCTCAACTAGACATTGCCCTGCTTGCAGTGTGTCATCCCCGCAGAGGAGAAGGTAAGCCGCTTGAAGAAGGCGGACAGATTAACCTTCAACTTCTCCGTGGATCTACTCAGATCGCTGCCTTGTCCAACATCGTGATTGGACTGGAGCGTAACCAACAAGACTCACAGAACGCCAACATCGTTGGCTGCCGCTGCCTGAAGAACAGGTTCAGTGGCGACACTGGCCTTATGTGCCACCTTAAGTTCGACCGCGATTCAATGCGGTTCATTCCTGCAACCCCATTCAAGCCTGAAGATGACTTCTAAAGAAAAAGAACTGTCCGAGATTCAACAGAAATCCCTGTTCAAAGCCCTGACGATTTACGGTGCGCTGAACGGTGAGGTCGAAACTCCTTACGACCCGCAAGACACCGAACCAATGCTCGCCACAGTCAACAAAATGGTCGAGTGGTACTGCGGTTTGGATAGCGACGATAAGACCAAGGTAGCTATCGCTCGCCTTGCTCATGGCTTTTCCATGATTCCTGACGAAGCTTTCTCTGCGCTCATGTTTGGTTTCACCATCGACATTGAGGAGGGCAATAAGGATGAGTAAAGACGATCTAAAGTTCCGCCGCATGAACTACGAGCAGCGGGTAATGAAAAAGATGTTCGACATCCGTGTCGAGACCGGACACACTGCTGATGAACTCGACAAGATTTTGAATCAAGCCAAGAACACTTGGGTAAAGATTGAAAACGGAGAGCGCGGCGTAAGCATCGTGTTCCTGCTGGACATGATGAAGCGTTTCGACATCGACATTCCAGAACTACTCGGATCGGATTAAGCATGGATACCCCTGCACGACTTGCGATGGACCTCATTGAGAACGGTGATTACATCACCGCCATCGTTATCCTTATTGAGTCCTACGGATTCAGTTCAACTCAGCTTTCCGTAATCAACGGAGCAATCGAGAAGGAGTTAACTAAGTGAAAGAAACAACCCCTGTGTTCTTTGACATCGAGACCGATGGTCTCACCCCAACTAAGGTGCATTGCATCGTTGCCGCAATCAACGACCACGCACCGAAACAGATCAGCACCCTGCACGATCTGCAACACCAAGCCTGTGAAGACCCAAGCATGGTCTTCATCGGTCACAACATCATTGGTTACGACTTCCCTGTACTGGAGAAGTTCGACCTCGCTACTTACCTGCCCCTACATAAAGTAGGGGCTTGCCAGGTTTGCTGGAAGAGTAGCTTTCAGTGTCTCAAGATCTTTGACACACTGGTTGCCAGCCGTGTCTTGTTCCCGAACATCGCGGACAACGACTACCAGAAGCTGTCGGATAACCCCGACTACATCCCTAAGAAGCTGATTGGCTCTCACTCCCTGCGAGCCTGGGGCTACCGTCTCGGTCTCCATAAGGGAGACCACGACGAGTGGGAAGAGTTCACTGAGGAGATGCTCGACTACTGCAAGCAGGATGTCGAGGTTACTCGTGAGCTATACAAAGTCTGTGTCCGCAAGATGGACAAGACTGGCTTCACTTGGGAGAACCTTAACCGGGAGCAAGAGTGTGCCTCTGCTCTACAAGAGCAAATGGATAACGGGATTCCGTTTAACGAATCCAAGGCTATCTCTCTTTACTCTGACCTTAGTGCGAAGAAGGCGCAGCTTGAGTATGAGCTTCAGAATGTGTTTCCTCCAAAGACGGAGGAGATGAAGACTGTTGAGTATTGGTTCGACCCTGAGACTCGGACTCAGTACAAGACGAAGTCCCTGGCCCCCAACAAGGTCCGCCCCTCGCTCAAGCCTGGGCCTAACAAGGTCAAGATCCACCCCTTCAACCCTGCATCCAGGGACCAGATCGCAGACCGCCTCAAAGAGAAGTACGGCTGGAAGCCCCAGCGATTCTCGGGTACTGGCAAGCCGGTGGTAGATGAGTCAGTCCTGACTGACCTCAAGTACCCGGAGGCTGCGCTGCTGGTCGAGTACCTGACTCTCCAAAAGAGACTCGGTGCTATCGGTGATGGCTCCTCAGCATGGCTGAAGCTGTGTACCAATAGCAAGCTGTACCCGTACATCAACCACAACGGTGCGGTGTCTGGACGCTGCACCCACTCCTCACCCAACCTAGCTCAGGTCACTGCCCCTCGTTCCCCTTGGGGGAAAGAGATGAGAGCTTGCTTTGAAGCTCCCGAAGGCTACAAGTTTGTAGGTGCTGACCTAGATCAGATCGAGCTACGGATGCTGGCTCACTTCCTTCAGCCCTACGATCAGGGCGAGTACATCAAGGCTGTCCTGGAAGGTGACATCCACTCCTACAACAGAGACAAGGCTGTGGAATACTTACCTTGGCTTGGTGATCGACCCGATAGCCGGGATGTTGCAAAGACACTGATCTACGCAACGGTCTACGGAGGTGGCCCTGCTGTCATTGGGGCTGCTGCTGGTGCTGGAATTAAGGAAGGTAAACAGTTACAAAAGGCTTTCTTCTCCGGTATCCCCGCGCTGCCCAAGCTGATCGACCTAGCTAAGTCGCAGTTCAGCGACAGGGGATACCTTCGCGGCATCGATGGCCGTCCTCTGTACCCCCGTTCAGAACACTCTTCTCTGAACATCCTTCTTCAATCCTCTGCCACGGTCGTGTTCAAGCGGGCCACGGTGTTGATCCACCACGCTCTCTGTCGCAATGGCCTGACTAGCTACGCCAAGCAAGTTGCTCACATCCACGACGAAGTTCAGTTCGTTGTCCGTGAAGACCTTGCCGAGCAAGTAGGCCAGCTAATCTGCGATGCCTACGAGCAAGCTGGTAAAGACCTAGGTATCAGGATTCCCACAACTGGCTCCTACAAGATAGGAAACGACTGGTCCGAAACCCACTAATGAACTCCCCTGTCACAATCATCGACGGCGACATGATCATCTACCAATACTGCTCTGTCTGTGAGACAGATGTATTGTTAGACGGTGGTGTCATTACTCTGAAGTCAGACTTCAACGAGATCCAATCTCTGATTGCAGAGTATGTCGCCGATGTCATCGACAAGATGAAGGGCGGCACGGTCTTCTTTGTAGTCACGGACAGTGTCCATACCCTAGCCCGGAGGGATATCTATCCTGACTACAAGTCCAACCGGAAAGGGCGCAAGCCTCTTGGTTTCGGCATCACTAAAGAGTGGCTCCGTGAGAGACCTTGGTGTATGTTCACCGAGCAAGGCATGGAGGGAGATGATCTTTGCGGAATCCTAGCCAGTCACTATGTGAATGAAGGGTGGGAGAATGTGAACATCATCTCCGATGACAAGGATTTCAAGACCATCCCCAATGTCTCGATTTACCCTGTCTCACTGGCCGAGCCTGACCGATTCTCGGTCTGCTCTGCTAACTACCACTTCCTTACTCAATCCCTTACAGGTGACAGGGTTGATGGATATCCGGGATGTCCGACAGTCGGCCCTGTTACCGCTTCCCGCATCCTCAAGCCAGTGGAGAATGATCTCCACACCAAGACAGGCTTCAAGCAAGGCTGGGATCTAGTCGTGCAAGCTTACGAAAAAAATGGTAAAACCTCTGAGGATGCGCTAACCCAAGCTCGTCTCGCCTTTATTTTGCGGGAGCCGTACAAGGTTCCAAACACCTGGACTCCCGAATCTTTTATTGATGGACTCGAAAGCTAAGAAGACTCCACCAATCTCTCAGGCTTTGTTAGATTGGTTGAAGACCTGCTATCCTGCCCTGCATATCAACCCAAGTACGGATACTATTGAATCTGTTTGGTTTAAAGCAGGGCAGCAGCAGGTTGTTCAGTTTCTAGAAGCCGAGTTTGAACGCCAAAACAAGACTGAATATGTGCGCTAGTTCAAGTACAACATCTTCATATGTTCCAGGTCAGGGCATCGACCGCTCTGGTAATACAGATTATTACTGGAGAGACGCTAAATACTTAGGCGACCAGTCCACTAGGAACCGGACTTTATATGGTGACATGGAAAGGTTTGGAGAATCTTTCCGTCTTGGTAATGATTTGCTGGGCCTTCCAACGCACACCAACACACGCGGTACGAGGGTGTCCGCTGCCGCTTTCGAAGGAATTGTTGCAGCCGATAGGTTCAGGAAGGCTACTTCTGAAGAGAAGCAAGCTATGATCGATTCTGGAGAAATTGACCCACACGGCCATAGTTACTCCACAATGATGCAGTTTGTCGGGGATTTTAAAGGTCTGTATGACCCAGAAGATCCGATCTTTATGTCCGCGCCCCGTAAGTATGAGTTAGAAATGAAAGATGGGTACTACCAGTACACAGATAAAGTTTCTAAGGAGTACAAAGATTGGATGAAACAAACTAAATCTACCCTAATACTTCGCAGGTTCAGCGGCGGCCAAATTGCGTGAGATTAAATTATGTGCTTCCCCTCAACAACTATCCAAATTCCTCCCCCGCCTCCGATGCCTGACATCGAGGCTCTTTTGGCTGAACAACCTGAACTTCCAGAAGCGCAGATCGAATCGCCAGTTGCCCCAGAAGTGCGTACTCAACTAGACGCTATGGGCAGTGAGATTCGTCAGCGTGGTATGGCAGCCCTGAGAATCTAATGATGTACCGCGAATCCCCTTGCGCTGGTGAGTATGAGCGCATGACCGAGGAGCGTCAGTCCTATCTCGACCGAGCTAGGGACTGCGCCGGAGTCACCATTCCCCGAGTCTTCCCGAAGGAAGGCCACAACTACTCGGAGTCTTTCATCACTCCGTTCAACTCAGTGGGAGCAAAGGGAGTCAACAACCTGGCTTCGGCCATGCTGCTTTCACTGCTTCCCCCACAGGGGAATCCGTTCTTCCGGCTCGTTCCGTCTCCGGCTTTCATGCAGGGTATCCCTGAAGAGATCCGAGACACGGTCAAGCAGGAGCTTGAACAGAAGTTCATGGACTTTGAGCGGATTGTGATGCGGGAGATTGAGTTGTCGAACTACCGTCCGGCTGCTTTTGAGGCGATCAAGCATCTCCTTATTGGCGGTAATGTGATGGTTCATGTGCAGGAAGACAACACACTGCGTCACATCAGCCTGGAGAACTATGTCGTTAAGCGCGATGCCTCCGGCCATCTGCTCAAAGCCATCATTAAAGAACGAGTCCACCTCTCGGCTCTGCCGCAGGATCTCGTTGAGGCTATTGAAGACCTAGACGAACAGGTCGATCAAGACGGCGAGGTTGACCTCTATACCAAGATTGAGGTTGCGGAGGGGGATCAATACCGCGTCGTGCAGTCTGCACTGAACCACGAACTTTCCCAGACTGAGTCGTTCTACGAACGAGAATACTGCCCGTTCATTCCGCTTCGTCTCTACCATGTTGCTGCTGAAAGCTACGGTCGGGGTCTTGTCGAAGAATACTACGGAGACATGGTCTCCCTTGAAGGACTGACGAAAGCTCTGGTTGAGTTCTCGGCAGCAGCTTCGCGGGTGCTATTCCTGGTCTCGCCAAACGGTACTACAGATCAGCGAGATCTCGCTCAAGCACCAAACGGTTCGATTATTACTGGTAATGCGTCTGATGTGAGCGTCCTTCAGATGCAGAAATTCGCAGATTTCCGAATCACTGCGGAAACTTCCGAACGCATCCAGCAGCGTATGAACCATGTCTTCCTCCTCACTACGGACATGATCCGACAGGCGGAGCGGGTGACTGCGGAGGAAGTCCGCCTTACTCAACAGCAGATTGAAAAACAACACGGCGCTGCGTACTCGATGTTAGCTGTGACATTCCAGCTACCTCTGGTTCGTATTCTACTGAAGCAGATGGCATCGCAAGACAAGTTGCCTGATCTTCCAGATGAATCAATTGACCCTATGATTATTACGGGCGTTGACGCAATGGGACGAAACGCAGACTTGATGCGCCTTGATTCGTTTGTCTCCGGCATCGGACAGTTGCTTGGACCCCAAGTGGTTGCTGAACGAGTCAACACTGGCGAGTACCTCCGCCGTCGTGCGAACTCTCTTGGTATCGACCATATCAACTTGATCGCCACCGACGAAGAGATTCGCGCCCAGCAGCAGCAAATGGCCCAGCAACAACAAGCCGCTGCTGCCGCACAAGTTGGTCAGCCCTTCATTGAAGAGTCTGCCAAGTACGCTTTTAACCAAGAACCCCAACAGTAGATATGTCTGAACAAGACACCAGTCAAGAACAAGCTGATCGCCCCGATTGGCTACCTGAAAAGTTTGATTCCCCCGAGGCTATGGCTAAGTCCTACTCTGAACTTGAGTCCAAGTTTAGCCAAGGTCAAACCCAAGAACAGGCCGAGCCTCAAGCTCAAGAACCTTCTCAGCTAACCAAAACAAACCGTCTGCAAGAGTTGTCGAATGCGTATGGCGCACAGAACAACTCGTTCACTGACGAGCAGTATGCTGAACTTCAGTCTATGGGCATCACCCGAGACATGGTTGATGACTACGCCTCAAGCCAGATGGTAAAAGCCGAGAAAACTCAAGAACAGCTAATGGCTGTCGCGGGTGGCCGTGAGACCTACGAGCAGATGGCTCAGTGGGCAGGTCAGGTGATGAGCGAACAAGAACGCGAGGCTTAC